AAGAGGGATATTAACATTTGTAATAGTATTTGATAATACATTAGATTGAACTCCACCACCGGTATAATACCTTATTGTTAATGTAGTGTTTGAAGGAGCAATACCATATGTGTTTGTAAATACAAAGTTTGTAGGACTATAAGCCGTTGTTAATTTATCTTGTTCAAAAGGTAAACCCAAACCAACATTCATTGAATTTGGAATAATTTCTTCTGTTGTGCTATTTGGATTACCAACTCCAAATTGAAGTTGAAGTTTAGTATTACTTAAAAATCTAGTTGCAAACCTAGTTTCTACGGATTTAGTTTGTAATAAGTAAGGTGTATCCGTATCTAAATAAGTATTTGGATCATTTATATTTGTGTTTCTTATACCATCAAATACTAATTCTTGCCCTAAATAATCAACCTCATACCATTTATTTCCATCAGAATCTATTACATCAACTATACCAGCTATATTAGGTTGGTTGATTTCAAATGTAAGGAAATCTTGTGGAGATCCTACAGATAACGATGTAGTATTAATTTTACCTGAAAAGACGTTTCTTGATTTTTTTAATAGGTAAAAAGAAGGATTACCTCCTGATAGTTGACCAACTGAGACATTAGTTGGATCTAGGGAACTAGATGCTGTAAAATCAATTGGATTATCTAATGTAAAAGTTATAGGTGATGCTGATGTTGTTGTTATTGATGTGTTAGCATCTACGTATAATGCATAATCATAATCAGGAACATATTCATTATTAACTAATTTAGCGGGAACTTGTTGATATACATCTATAATAGTATTTGATAAACCTGTAACTCTAGGTTTATAACCATACATATAAGCCATATCAAATATATTGCTTTGTTGTCTAGTATATTGTAAAAAGTTTTCTTGGATTTGATTATCTAAATAAAAAGATAATACATCCCCTACATATGCTGCCTGTTCTATAAACATCATCCCTGGAGAGGTGTTTGAGAAATCGGTATATGTGGTTGGGAAATATGTTTTGCTATAATTAATTAGCTGAGATCTATATTCCGCAAAATCCTTATTTATATATTTTATGTCTTTTCTTACGGCCATTAGTTAAAATTTAAATTTAAAGTATCTTCAATAGCAGTATTTATAACATTATAATATATTTGTACTGTTACTTCGTTATTATCTGGGTTTTGTAAAACATTTAGTTCTTGAACATTTACTAAAGGAAATTCGGTTTTGATTTTTGTTCCTACATCTTCTCTTAAAAACTCTAGATTTCCCTCTTCTATTTGGGAAAATACAAATCTTCTTAAACCACCACCAAATGCTGGGTTTCCAGGTCTTTCGCCTGGGTTAGTTAAAAAGTAATTAATTAAATTATTTTTAATTGATTCCGCGGTTTGATAATTAGAAGTAAACACACCACCTTCATTAAATGGAAGGTTTACTCCAATACCAATTGATGGAGTTAAATCGTTAACAAATTGATTAGGTGCTCTAAATGCCATATTATACTTTTCCTTTCATTATACTATTAATCATATCCATTGACACATCACCACCTGGCAATTGACCATTTGGGCTTGTTGTATCCATGTTACTACCCATTTGTAGGGGTTGAACGTTTGATGAATTAGCAGATAATGTTCCATTTGCCCCAGGCATCATTCCTCCTAAAACATTTTGAATATTTTCTTTCATTACCATTCTTTTATCTTCAGACATTGGTGTTTGAGCTACTGGATTCATAGGCCCAGGTGTTCCTATTCCAGTTGAAGGAGAAGGTGATGTAGTTTCGATAACTGTTTGCTTAGGACTGCGTACAGCTTCCATAAGGATGTCTTTTATTTCCTCTTGAATTGCTTCCCTTACGGCTTCCTTTACGATTGTCTTTAATTGACTTAGTTTCATGTGTATGTTACTTTATTATAAATATTAAATTAATCTGCTTTTAAATTATTTTGTACTATATAAAATGATAGTTCGTCTAATAATATTTGATCTTGAGCACTAAATGAAGGTTCTCCTTGTAATATTGTAATTCCTCCTGAATTTTTAGCTATTGCTCTTCTTCTATATTGATTACCTACCTTAAATTTATCTTCTTGTATTACTGATAATTCAAAACCATTTACATTAGTTAATATTGGATTACCTTGTTCTTGTGAGTTAGCTTGTATTGCTAAAAGCTCAGCATTTATTTCTTCCATAGGTATATCACCTCCACAATTTTCTATTAGTTCATCAATACGTTTTAAGTATCTTAATATTATTATTAAAGATATAACTAAAAATATAAGGGATATAAGTAATGCTTTTTTCAAATCTTCAGATATACCAACTAAATCTTTAAGTAACTCTTTAACATCTTCTAATTTTGCTATTAAAGAATAGGGTACACCTACACCTGGAGGTGAGGCTACGGGAAAGTTTAAAGCACTAATAGAACTTTTTACACCCTTAAGTTGAATTGATAGATAAAGAAATATAGCTGCTATTGCTGTGTTAGCTGCTATTACTACCCACATTTGGTTTATTTGTTTAACTATAGAGTTTCTTCTTTTTATAAGTTCTCTTAAAAGCTCATTATTGGGACATACTGCTGTTTCTTGTTCTTCTTTTTCTAATTTGGTAATACCAAACACAACCATTAAAGATATAGCTAAGGGGAATAATTTATTTTGAGCTACTCCTGCAAATGATAATATTTGAGCTTTTATTGTTATTATAGCTATTTGAACCGCTCCTAAACCTATAAGAGCAGCAGTTTCAGCTAGCTTATTCATTTCATTTTTTACCTGATCTGCTCGCCTTTCAGCTTCTTCATCTATATTAATTAATTTTTTTATAGGTAGAATTTGTGGTACTTCACCTGCAAGGGTTATTAAAGATTGTTTATCTGGGGCAAACTGGTCTTTTTTATAAAAAACTGTTGGTTCTAATATAGCTAATCCAGGTAAGGCTTCAATTGATACTGTTCCAAACCTAATCTCATATTCTCCATTTTCATCAGTTTTTATGGTTTTATTACCATCTTTATCATATACATATTCTTTGTATTCTTCCTCTATTTTTATTTGCTTGGGTTTGCCAGTTATTCTATTTGTTTTGCCACTAGGATCATCAATTTTGATCTTTCTAGTTTTGGTTACTAATTTCATTGGGAATAAAACAAGTAAAGGTTGTACTTCAACTCCTTGAATAGGTTCACTTGTTTGCTCACTATACAATCTTCCTTTAGTAGTAAAAGTAGTAATAACAGGTTTGTATTTTTCAAGTTGTTCTTTAGTTGCTTGAAAATCCTCAACATTACCTTTTACATCTTCAGCTTTCGCTATTATTTCCTTACCCTTAGGGGTTGACAGAAACGATTTACCTAAACCTAATAATGTTTTTTCATCTATCATATTAGGTAGTTTTTACTTTTTTAGATTTATAATCACCTGCTTGTGATCTGTTAGATATGTTATCTAATACACCTCCGGATTGACTAAGAATGTTAGCCAAAGATGAAGCAATGGGAAGAGATCCTTCTTTACCTAAAGCACTACATAAAGTTTTTAGATTATCTATTAATGCTGTAAAATCATCTATAAATGTATCACCTAAAATTACGGATTCAGATGCATTTTGTTTACCTAATGAAACAATACCTTTATCTGATACAATATTCACATTTTTTGTTTGTGATTGTATTCCTAAATCTTCAATTGAGGTTAATACTATAGATTTTTTAGAAGAAAACAATATACTATCTGTATATGTGTTAAATAATAGTCTACCTGAATTTAATATTACTTGGGGGTTATTGTATGATTTTGGTGATTTCGGTACTGGGGTTATTATATTTGAATAAGGTATAGTTGAACCTTCACCCTCTTTAGTTGAGGCTACTGCTATATCAAATGGTATTTTTTGAGTAGAAGTTAAATATATAGACGTAGGGTCATTATTTATATCTTCTGTTATAGGTAAATACCCCTCAGATGAACTGTTTAAAGGTTGACCATTTTTAATAATAGTAATTGGATCGCCATTTTTAGTATTATTACCTGCAGACCAATTATTAGTAATAATACCTCCCGCTTTAGAAGTATTACCTAATCTAATACTATTACCAAATCTACCTTCAAATACATTATCACCCGCAAATGGTAAAATAGGATGAATATCTCCTTTTTCTTCAAAAGTTCCACCACTATTACCATTTAAATCTATACTTTGTTTTTGGGTTGTAGGTCTACCTACATTTCCTGCTTCTATAGAAGTATAAGATTTATTTAAAGAAGGGGCAACATTATTGTCAGTATTTAAACTTATAGGTACAGCATTCATATGTTGATTATTCCATAATGAAGTAATACTTACATAAAAATTCTTTAATTTAGCTCCCACATCGGGATTTTCATTTGATGGTCCCTTTACAATAAGTACATACTCATTAACTAAAGGGTAATTTTTTAAATTAGGAAATAAGGGAGTAGCTAATTGAAGAGTAGCATTATCTACAATTGTATTACCAGGAATTTTAGCTTCAGAAAAGTTAATTGTTCCAATTCCCGACCATTCACCTGTTTTTTTAAATAAGTTAGAATTAGAATTAAGATTAATATCTACAACTCTAGCAACTATAAACTTACCAATTTGTGAGGCCTCATTAACATTCCCACCCATACTTGAATTAGTATTAGGTGATGCTTGAAATAATCTAGAAATTCCAGTTTTATTTACTGCCATCTTTTTTTTCTTCGTAATTTTTATTAAGGTTATCTAATTCGGCCATTAATTGGTTTTTTTCTTCTTCCGTTATACCCATAGAATCCTCACTAACTGAATTGTTAACTACACGTTGAATAATTGTAGCCATTTTTATTAGTTGCTCGTCATTACGAACACCAATTTCCATATATTCTTTTATAAGGGGAACAATCAAAGTAGCATCACCGATATCTTTAATCAATGGCTTTAGTTCTGATATTAATCCCCCTATTTGTTGTTGCTTTGATTTTTGGTTATCATATATCTCACTTAATATGTCTGAGAATTTTTTACTGCCAAATACAACACTGTCTAATGCGCCCATAATGTTATTTTATTATAAATATGGATATAAAAAGGAATTAGAATCTAGCGTAACCGTTTTCTAAATAAAATATATATTGTTCTTTAAAAATACCATGTAATTTGTCAGCAATTTTAGTTATTTTAGGAGTTTTAACGTTTATAATTTCACGAATGTAAATATAAAGTGCTTTTTTATTAAAAACCTCTATAGTTTCTCGTTTACGAAATAACTCTAAAATAGCATCTGCAATTTGGGCATCATTCTTTTTAGGAAATAAGGTATAAATATTCTTTGTAACATGATCAACAAATATATCAATATATTTATCTAAATCTGTTTTAATAATTTCATCCCCCATTTTATATGTGTGGGTTGAATGTTCTCCAGTTAATACATCAACTGGTACCTTTTTAATTTTTTTAGTATAATTCTTAGTGTTATATAATATTAACCAACGTTTTACTATTGTACCAAAATACGAGTAAGCCTTAGCTCCTCGTGTTGGGTCAAATAAATGTATTTTAGATAGTAGAAAAACAATTATCTCATGTTGGAGATGTTCTAAATTTTCTACCTCTGTATGGTAAAATTTAAAGGTGTGGATTATATTTTGGGTAAGTTTAAAGAAAGCATAGTGTATTTCTTTTTCATAAATTTTACTCCTCATTTCCGAACAGGGAGTATTGTTATATAATACGATAGCGTCTTCTGTGTCTTGAGTGAAGTAGTTCTTACTCTTAGGTCTGCGTTTTTTCTTTAATGGGATCATAAATGTTATTGGACTTTAAATCTTGATAGTGCGGTTTGTAATACCTTTATTTGATCAAAAATCCAACCTATTTCATCATCACCTTTAAATACACCTTTAGAATCTATGTCTTGTAGACGCTTATCTGATATATCTAATTGTTTTGAAAATTCTGTTATATAACTATTTTGGTTGATAATTATTTCTAGCATTTTTTCATTCTTCTTTAATAGGTTTATGGTCGTGTATCCTAAGACAACGACCAAAATTCCTAATATAATAAGTGCTATATTTAATATCATAAGCTATCTAACATGTTTTTTAATCCCACACTAGACACTGTGTTAAGTGCCTTTTGTTTTGAATTACCCTTTTGATTTGACGTCAATGTATAATTCTTTTTTGGCGTCGCCACGCTATTTTGTGTAAACTTTGGAAGCCATTCAATTTCAAATTCAATACGCGCAGCCATCATATCTGCTTGGTGCAAAATAAATGGAAGTGATGTGCGAGGTTTTTGTTCGGGCATGAATGCTTTTAAATATTTCTCATTAGCTGAATCATATAAACCATCATGAGTCTGGATAGCTAACATTTCATTAAATGTATATTTGATATCATGTTGTTGAAGTAAAAATAATCCACGATCTGGAACGGCTGCGAAGGGTAATGCCTTATTAAACATATAATCTTCACCTAATTTTTCACGTCTCCAATTATCCGTTTGAGGTATATAGGCTTCATGTTCTGAATCTCCCATTTTACCTAAATCATGATTAATAGCTGAGAATACTAATTCCTCTTGAGTAAATGTACTCATATCACAACCAAATCCTTCCCAAACT